ATAGTCCTTGTCTTCAAAAGATCCCTTAGCGAACACCAATTCCTCGATGAACGATTTTTTACTTGAGGCGAATACTAGGTACTCACCCCCAACTACAATACTCATAATTTTTTCACCCTTTCTTCATATTCCAGTAAATCGATTTCGTAAGGAACAAAAACTTCCTCACCCACTTTATATTGATCGTGCGAAGACTCTTCACATTTCACGATGTAACAAGAGAAAGGAATCAAAGTTTCTTTGTGTTTATTTCCGAACTCGTGTCTCTTCACAACTTCACCCTTCACCCATGCTCCTCCATCATCACGCATGGGTTGAAAGTCGAAAGCTTTTAGTCGATCGCCCACTTGGGCAAGGTTTTCAAATTTCATCATAATTATGCCGCCTGTTTTAGGTCATCACGAATCGCCTTGACTTCAGCGATTCTGTTAGAAAGATCTTTGGTCTCAACGTTACAAACGTAAGGTTTGTCGTAAGAACCAACGTTGATGTCAATGTAATGCGAACGGTGGAAGTAATCAGTCATGATATCATCTTCGTTGAAAAAGTCATCACCTTCCATCGCAGATTTTAGTTCAGTCAGGAACGAAACAATCTCAGGATGTTTCTTGTAAGTATCTTCAATCCAATACTCATTGACATTGACGTAATCGTCTAACTGAATGTAGTAGTTAGGATTGTGATACAACTCACGTTCGATACTATCTAGTCTCGCTTCATTGGAAGCACTCACGATATCTAGATCACTAGACTTGATATTAACAACAAGGGTTGAATGGTGACGAACAGCGATAGACGCTTTAGCATTGTACTTTTTAAGGACTGCTTTGATCGCAGGGGTTAATGCTTTTTTCTTCTCTTGTGATACATAAGCCATAATTTTCTTCTCTCTCTCAATCAATTAGGTAACTATTATCTCATGCTGGGCATGTTTTGTCAAGCGTTTTCTTCAATTAATTACAAGTTTTTTGCAGAGAATCTTGGATACAATCGGAACGGTGCCTGATGATCTAGAGTCTCTGAAAAGATCAATGGTTCTGGAAGCGCACGTTCATCTAACGCATTGAAGAACAACGCCATGTCAACGTCTTCTTCTAACCAGATATACTCTTCGTTGAAGAACGAGTACTCCGAGATCTTGTCGGTGAAGTTTAGGTTCTCAGCCAAACGGACTGGAACTTTCAGGTAACTGTGTGACGGATCAGAAACATATGTCACGGCATTTTGGGGATTAGTTGCAAAACTCATTTTGACACCTCACTTAGCAATTTCATAATATGGTAATCTTTCAAAAGTAAATCACGAACACGTTCACGGTCAAGCGAATCACCGTCACCCCACTCAAAGAAGTTCTTGGGACTAGTAACTATTTTGAGGTAATCTTGGATAGCGGTCTCTACTTTCGCAACACTAACATCTTCGATGGGATAGATTCCATCGTAAGCGTAAAAAGATAGGACATAGTTGCGGAAGGAAACTAACTGTGGGTTAGATCGCAGGGCAATAACATTAGTAAATGGGGTCATATTTTCTCTCTCAGTTCTCATAATCAATACAAGTATTATACGTTACTGGGCAGAGAATGTCAAGCGTTTTTATGAAATAATTACAACTTTTTTACATTCTTCGAATCTACGTTGACTAGTCTTGATACCGTAGAAGTCATCATGATTATCGACACTGATTGCCAACCAGAACAAGATGATGAATCTACCTATCACTCAAACCAACTAGGGACTTCACGGTTCGTCCACTTCGCCATGTACTTCTTTTCTTGAACGTAGTACTGACGGTATGCTTGAACAGGATCGTCCTTCTTACACGAATCTGGCATCGCCTGTGCGAACTCTGTGAGGGGTTCTACTTGGTCGATGTTCTTAGGAGAGAACCACAACTGACTACTCAGTTTCTCTTCGGTCATGTGAATCTTGCCGTAACGTCTAGTGTACTCTTTACACAATTCTTGGAAGTGTTTGTACAACCAACGGTAGTTGCCGTTAGACTTACGAGTCCATATGTTGGACGGATGGTTTACGTGGGACGCTTTGTACAAGAGTCGTTCTTCGGCCGCACCGTTCAGTTTCCATCGTTTGATCTTACGACCGTTCTTAGTCTTGTCATAGTACTCAGTACCATCCAACACACGATGTGCGGTAGACATCAATTGGGCGTACTCTACGATCATTTTTACGACATGTTTGTCACACATCATCTGTGCTGCTTTCACTGGATCATTATCTAGGTGGAATATATTCATGTTGCTCTCATAATCAAATTTCTAAATTCATCAATAACAAATGCATGGTTTGCCTGATACGTAAAATCACGCAGTCTTTTCTCGAACACGTCATTACCATCAGGATCGGTGGCCTCATAAGAGTACTTCATGAACCCTTCGGTATCTTCGAGTTCATCATATGTTAACACATATCCTTCCCATATGTCAACTAGTTGCCACATTTTTATCATTAATAGTTCCCTTCTCGGATTGCTTGCATTACTTCGAATACTTGAGCAGAGTCAAATCCTTGAGTCTGTAGAGATGCCTGTAACCCAGACCAATCTGGATGTTGTGGCATGTGGATAAACTGATGCGCCAAGTTTGCGACTAATTGTGGTGATATCTCAAACATTATCAATACCTCGTTTATTTATACTCCAAAGTCCCCATCCCATGATCAACATACCAATCAGTAGTTTGACCAGAAGGGGCCAGAATGGTTGGGGTTGTCCCATCCCAATCATGATGTCATCGTGTCCGATTGCTCCGAACAGAATAAAGAAACCTATTGCGACTCTAAACATATCTTAAACCTCGTATGGATATAAGTGATATTTATAAAAACTTTGATCTTCCGCCCACTCTCGAGCGTCTTCTTCGGTAGCGAATGATTGTTTCCACATCTCTTGTTCTTTAGTCTCAGATTCAATCACAACATACCATATCACATCTTTCACGTTTTACTCTCCAAATAATCTCTAGTAGATATTAATTCTTCTAACACTTCAGGGTACTTCATCGCCATAGAACGAAGCATGGAGTCGTAATATCCTTCACGGAAGGCATAGGAATCGTTTTGTTTCTCAAGAAGGTCACGAACGTCATTCATAATATCATTAACAGTCATAGGAATCTCTCATCAATTAAGTAAACATTATAGTACATCGGGCAGGAAATGTCAAGCGGAAAGTTCAATCTCTTCCGCTATCTCATTAAACAGTTTAAAGTACAAATCATAGGTATCACGTACTGGATTGAGGCGCATGTAAGTATCAGCGTCAACAAAGTTCCAGTTGATATCGTTATTAGGGAAACGATTCTCTGGATCAGCAACCGCTTCAAGCATGTAGGATTCGATAACACGTTTTAAGTCTTGCATAATATATCTCTCTCAGTTATTTAGTTTCGACCCACTTGGAATCAATCCAAGCGTCAGCAATCATATCGATCTCGTCACGATGGTAAATAGCATCAGAGATCTTGGCGAATTTCTTATCATCGATAAGTGAATTATCTTTCAGGGACTTCAGGAAGTAAACATACATAACTTTTTCTCTCTCAGTTCTCATAATCAATACAAGTATTATACGGTACTGGGCAAAGAAAGTCAAGCGTTTTTTTAAATTATTTTAAGATCTATTATGCCAAGGTTCCGACTTTCTGGTCGGTTCTTTCTTCAGGTCAGCGGGTAGGTGTTTGCCGTGAATCTTACATCCGATAAAGGCATTGTAGTAGTCATCACGCAATAGAACATCGTGATCGAATTGATACTTGGTTTCGAAGTAAGAACACTCACCTTTGGTACGACACAATTTAAGTATCTTACGACTAAAGGATGCTTCTCCTCGTTCGATTAGTAGTTTGACTTCTGCCGATGATCCGTAATACTTCATCCAGTCAGATTGGACTCTTGTTCGTTTACGTCTCTTTCTTGCTTTTGTAACAGGCAGAACTTTGGGTTTCCAGAAGAACTTCTTACCGATGTACTTCATACCAGTAGTTTCTTCGGTCAATAGGTAAACGAATCCTTGATAGTCTTCTAAAAAGGATTCGTCTGGTGTAAATTCTTTGTCTTCATAATACCAAGTCATACAGGTATATATTATTCTTGTAAGTCTTCAGCCTCAACTGGTGACCCACACATAGGACAGAATTGCGGAGTCTCTCCAGACTCCGTTTCTTCTGATACCACGGTTATACAATCACATACTCCGCAGACTAATTCAAACATTGACAGTCCTTTTAAAAAACATATTGAATTCTTTATTATTATTATTTGATGTCATACTCGTTATCTGGAATTTATTCTCTTCTAAAAATGTTTTACAGTCTTCTACCAAATTATCACAATTCTTATACAAGTCCATTTCAGGAGTAACCACTTCAATCACTCCGCCTTCTAGTAACTCGATTTTTTCACCGAAACTTTTCAGGACATTTAGATCCGTACCTTGGGCATCACAATGTAACCATTTTATTTTACCGTCAAAGTTTATCGAGTCTAGATACGTATCTATTCTAATAGTCTTGACCTCATGAGTATTTCTCACATTAAACTCACTTGATCCACTCAATTCTAGAAAACTACTACCACCATAGTTAGAAGGAACATCAGGAATATTGTGACCTGCTATCTGATTAAATTTTCTTTTACCATTAACAAGGTCGATTGCACAGTTTGATATATTTATCATTTCATTGTTTTTATAAAGATTGGTCACATGGTTATAGAGTTCGGGTACAGGTTCAAAACCATGTACCCCAACACCATACTTTCTACAAAGTTTTCCTGTATCTTGACCCCTGTTACAACCAACTTCAATAACGATATCGGTCACTAAGCAACCTCGGTCTCAAACATTTCGTCCCAACCCCATTCACCTTCCATACCATTTACTGAATACTCAGTCACTCGCTTCTCAAAGAAGTTATCGTGTGATGCACCATTCAGTACCCAGTCCAACCAAGGTAGTGGATTGTCCTTAACACCGAACTTAGGTTTCATACCCAGTTGTAGAAGTCTACGGTCTGCAATGTGACGGATGTATTGTTTCACATCTGCCTCTGATAGACCTTCGATGTCTCCAGACTTATATGCAAGTTTGATGAATCGATCTTCTAACTTAACAGCGTTCTTTGCCATCTCATAGATCTTTGACTTCAGTTCATCGTTTACGATACGTGGATGTTCCTCACAGAACTCACGGAACAACTTAGAGTTGCCCTGTACGTGCATGGTCTCGTCTCGGATTGACCACTCAACAATTGTACCCATACCTTTCATCTTACCGAAACGTTGGAAGTTCAACAACATTACAAATGATGCGAACAATGACATACCTTCGTTGAACACAGATTGTGCCAGTACAAGTGCAAGTCCAGTATGAGAATGAATGTCACCCTCTTTCATGAAGTCGATCTTGTCAGCCATCTCCTTGTACTCAAGAAATGCATGGTGTTCTTCGTCAGGTAAACCCAGAGTGTCGTTCAACAATGCATAGGCACGTTGGTGTACACCTTCTCGGTTTGCGAACGATGATAACATGTTACGGATCTCGTTGTTCTTGAACTTAGGGATCAGTAACTCGTGGTAGTTCTCCCCTACCTGTACGTCCGACTGCGTGAACAATCGTAGTACTTGAGTAATGAACTCTTTCTCTTGTTCAGAGAGTTTTGTTCTCCAGTCTTGGATATCTTCCGAGAGTTCTGCCTCGTCTTCTACCCAGTGAATCTCTTCGTGCTTCTTTGTCAGTTCTACTGCCCAAGGAAACATGAATGGTTTATATGTTTTGCTAAATTCTAGTAGTGCCATTTAACCCTCGCAAGCTCGGCATTCGTCATCGCCTTCTGAGTCGATAACGGTTTTGTTTAAGAAATTTTGTAACTCGTCCCATCCACCTACGTATTGTCCTTCTATGTAGATCTGCGGAACAGTTTTTACTTTTCGTCCTGTCACTTCAGCTGCGGTCTTACCAATATCAGCAAGATCGATGTAGTCATACTGCACTCCCCGAAGTTTCAACTCGTCCTTTGCCATCTGACAATAAGGACAGTTCTTCTTACCATAAACGATAGTACGTGTGTCCTCAGATAGGGCAACTCGTTCTACTTTTTCGGATACGTTCTCGGCACGTTGTTTTGCTTCGGTACGTAGATAGTATAGACCTTTCAGTCCTTTATCCCACGCACTATAGTGGACTCTACTTACATAAGACTTCTCTGCACCAGCAGGGAAGAATAAGTTCACACTTTGACCTTGACAGATAAACGGTTGACGTTCAGCTGCATGTTGTACTACCCACATTTGGTCTAGTTCTTGAGCAGTTCTAAACACTGCCTTTTCACCTTCGGTGAGGAACGGTAAGTGTTGTACCGACCCCTTGTTTGTGATTATGGATGTCCAATTGGATTCATTGTTTTCACCTTTCTCTTCTAGTAACGCCTTCAGGTACTTGTTCTTCACTAGGAATGAACCAGCACGTGTACGGTGTGTGTACGCATTTGCCTTCAGTGGTTCGATAGAAGGACTTGTACTCAAAATAACACCAGATGATGCATTTGGAGCAATTGCCATCAAGTGAGAGTTTCTCTTACCAGATCCTTCTCCGTCAGGATACTCTCCACGTTCGGTGGCAAGTAGTTCTGTCTCCTCATGCGCCCGAGAGTTAACTGTTTCGAATACAACTTTGTTGATCTCTCGTGCGGTCTCTGACTCCCATGCTACACCGTGTTTCTGTAGTAGACTGTGGAAACCCATGGCACCGAGACCAATACTTCTCTCCCTTGCGGCTGAATACTTTGCTCTTTCAATTGTATTAGGCGCATTGTCAATGAAGTACTCAAGAACATTATCAAGCATACGTACAAGATCTTGTACAATTGTGGTGTCTTTCCACTCATCATAATACTCCAGATTTAAAGAAGACAGACAACATACGGCAGTACGTTCTGCATCTGTGGGAAGGTGTATCTCGTTACATAGGTTAGATCCATGAATCTTCAATCCTTTATCTTTCAGTGGTTGCGGTAGATCTGCATTCGCAGTATCAATAAAGTTCAGGTAAGGTTCACCTGTACGGAATCGTGTCTCAAGGATACGTTCCCATAGTTTACGAGCATCGACTGTGTCTTTGACACCGTTGTCCTTTGGATCACGAAGATCAAAAGAACTTCCCTGTTTAACTGCCTCCATAAACTCGTCACTAATATTAAGTGCATTGTGGAGGTTCAATGCCTTTCGTTGCACATCACCTGTCGGGATACGCATGTTTAGAAATTCGATAATGTCAGGATGACTCACGTCCATGTAAGCTGCATACGAACCTTTACGAGTCTTACCTTGACGGTATGCAATCATGTCCGCATCTACTGTGTGTAGGAACGGCATTGGGCCAGGCGCAATGTCTGATACAGTTCTTACATCACTCCAGTGACCACCAACACCACCACCCATTACAGACAACCATCTTAACTCAGATGAGTGACTGATCAGTCCTTCAAGATTATCAGGAACATATGTCAGGAAACAAGAGATGGGCATCCCCTTTCCTTTCTTAGAACCATTAGGTGCATTTGACAGTACAGGTGAGGCAAACATAAACCACTTCTGACTTACATAGTTGTAGAGTCGTTGTGCCAACTCTGGGTCTAGTTTATCTTTGTACGTACTCCATGCAGTGGCTGCACGTGCATATGCTTGTTGTGGTGAATCTTCTTTTTCAGTTAAATAAAAATCTTTCAACATTCCTACTGCGTAATCTGCGAGTAGATCATCCATAGATTTATTAATTTTTATTTTCATATTTTATCCGTATTTTGAAAGTGTCTTATTTTTTTGATCATGTAATCCATCCGTTCTACCGAGTCAACTATCCCCTCGTTGTCCATTAAGACGGATAACGGTTGTTGTGGATTACATATAAACCTGTGGGGGTGAAGATATTTATCATCGCAAGAGTCTACAGGCACATAAAACAAACGACTGCTCAGTCCCATTTGGTCGTAAGTATCTTGCATAGTATGTATCCATGAGGTATCTTGTCCCTCACGAATAAAGATGACATTATCTCCGTAGTCTACAAATTCTGACAAATTTATATTCCTTCTGTTGGTTTTTATTAGGGGGTATTATATCACTTTGAACGTGACTTGTCAATAGCCCTTGAACCAAACCAGAAAGAAATAATTGCAGCAAAGATTGCCTTGGTGTCATCGTCCCATAGGACGTTTAATGCTTCCGATAGTTCCGCACCTTTACTGAGGGTGTCATTCAATAGACTGACCTCAATAGTTACGAACAATGCAAAGAAAGCATATGTGATAACTGGACGAACAGACTTCTGAAGGCCTGCAATGAATCCAGTTGATTTT